GTCCACTGGGATCACAGTTTGAGCGTAAGCGGCCGTAACAGCGAACGGAGTTGTCGATACCGTAGAGCCAACAGAAAGCACACCAGATCCTGGCGACACCACAGCAGAGCCGCTAGTTATTTGAATCGGAGTCCCAGCAGAGTTGTTGTAATACAAATCATTGTTGTAACGGTAAACAACACCGATAAAAGAAGACGCGAGCGTTGACGCTTGCGCGTATAATTGCACAGCTTTTAAATTCGTCGCCTGATACTGAGCAAAACTCAAATCAGAGTTTATCGTCAAGCCCGCTGGAGTAACTTTTGCGCCGTGATCAGTAGAGTGATCGTGCGAGTCAATTAAATTCTGCGCAGCGATAATCAAGCTCGCCCACTCTGGTCCGAGCGTTGTTGATACAGTTGGCAAATCTAATTTCATGAAGGGAGTTATGGCCATTTTAAAACACCCATAGATTAACGGTCACATTGGCCGTTGTGTTTAGATATAAAAACAAAGTAGGCAAGTCCGCCGCTGTTGCATCGTAAACATTCGCATTAGCGTTTTTAGAAATTATAAAATAACCGACCGGAGTTCTTCCAAGTGTATGCGAAACTTTGTTCGTTGCCGCAGAACTCAGCACAACATTCTTTAGAAGAACTCCGTCCAAAAAAGGATTTCTAACGGATTGATTATTGAAAGCATCAATAACATTCTGTTGCAATTGACTCGTATCGGAATTAGGTGAGATCAATCTTTTGAACTGGATAGATCCCATCAGTTTTACCTTCCGAAATGAAAGTCATTAAATCCGTATGACAATGTTGTGTCCGTGATCCTTTCAGGTGAGCCAGCGTCTCGGTTTGCCGCCATCGTTTGGATTCGTTTCATCAATTCGTTTTTTTGCATCACCAGCGCAGAGATATCCGACTCTTCTTTTTGCAGACACTTAATCGCAGCATCAACCACAATGTATTCTTCCCAACCGTTCACGCCGTCCACAGTGTCAGTGCCTAGCACCAGCGGAGTAAATTTGGGAATATACCAAACACGGTAACTACCAGCCGCCAGGTCTGAAGGGGACAAGATAAGTTTGCTACCGTAAATTCTGTAACGAGAATCAGGATACATTGACCGATAAACAAACCTACTGCGATTGTCATTGCGCTGCTCAAACTGAAATGGATGCAGGGTATAAAAATCACTCGTACCACCAGCAGACCTGTCTACTCCTCTCAGCTTGTAAAAATCCGTAGGCAATTCTTGCGTGTAATCAGAGCCAGTAAGAGTAAACTCATACGCTGGGCTTTTTACATAATAATCTTCAAACTTCGATACCAAGATATCGTAAAGCTCTGCGAATGAATTATTAATGAAATAGAGTAACTCAGAGTCCGAAATGAACTCCGAGTTCTCCATATCAGCACGCTGAAGAGTTCTTAACTTTAATTCAGTCGTCGTTATTGTCGCCACTTTGTTCACCCTCTGCGCTGTTTTGCTCGTCGCACATATAGATGAAATCTTTCATAGCCTGCGCGAGAGCCTTGGGCTTACCATCCTTGACAGCCTTAAGGATACTCTCAGCAGCGGACACCAGACCTATATCATCCATGCTCGAAGACTCGCCCTCTGGAACTTTATATTCTCCAGTGTCAGACTCTTCGCCCACGTTTTGAACGTAATCAGGCTTTTTGCCCATAGAAGCCACAATAATTGTGGCCATTTTCTTTTTGCCCGGTGACAAAAGCATTATTAAACTCCTGTTGACGGCAAAACACTTGAATTTCTCATTTTGATCTCGAAATAAATTCTCGAACCAGAATCAGGATTAACAGCAGCGCCTGCAAAATCAAGCGTGTGAAGAACAACAGACTTGAGCGGACCAGGATCGGTTGTCGGCGCTTGTTTCATTGCGACAGAAGCAACAACAGGCACGCCGTTATAAACGACAATAGCATTAGCGCCAAGAAACGCAGGAAATGCGTCTTCCATTGTCACCGTGTAAACACCCGTCGCTGTTCTTACCACCGTGGAAATTCCAAGGCCCTTGTATGCAGACACAGCGCCGGTTGCGCCAATGGTTACATAACCGTGAAGAGAAACCATTCCAGAATCAGGCGACGCGCCAAATTGCTTGTACAGTCTATTTGCCATCTTAAAAACTCCATTTGAAAAAAAGGGAAAGGCCCCCGGAGAATATCCGGGAGCCCCTAGAATTAAGCCAGCTTGATATTGATGTTAGCACCAGGAGCGCGGCAACCAAGGTTACCGTAGAATCCGTAGCGAACTTCTACACCGTCACTCGACGCTTGGCGCAGCATCGAAAGCCCATCGGTATCGATAACGCGAACTGCTTTACCCAAGCTGTAGAGCTTCCACATTCCAATTTTCAAACCGAATGCGCTGTTGTGCGGGCAATTCTGATCCGGGATAACTTTGATCGGTCCGCGTGCGCCGTCAACCAAGATACCACGGAACGAAATTTTCGCGTTTGCTTGCAGGTCAACATACTGCACTTTGGTTCCGAGAGCTTTTTTCAACTCGCCAAAACGCTTGTGCGACATAAACAAGTGATCAATTGCCATGCCTTCGCGAGCAACCAAGGCATCAGCTTCGATCAAAGCCTCTTCGAGTGGCAAGCTAGAAGCGTCCAGACGAAGGCCGCCCAAGCGAGTCGTGTCAACCGAGCGGTCAACACCGAAGAAGGACGTTGAAGAAGGAGCAGAGGCCGGAAGCCATGCGCTCAATCCAGCGATAACAATCCGTGAAGGCGTTGCAGAGTCTTGACGATCGCCGTTAAGGAACATGTAATCGCCAGCCGTCTCGCCCGTGATGCCACCCAGAGAATCGAAGGTAACAGTGCCCAGCGAACGGTCAACAGCCGTCACAATCGCGCTACCAGCACGAAGAACAGCCGTCTCTTGTGCAGACGACACAACAACCTGTTGGCCAACTTCGAAGTTGGTTACAGACTGGATATCGGACAAGGTAACAGTGTTTGACGAAATCGAACCGATAACGCCAACATCGCCCCAACCGTCACGATACATTTTAACAGCGATTGAACGTGACAGCGTGTTAATCGCGCCGTCAATTTCAGTGGTTGCCGCTTCCATGAAAGCGTTCTCGTTACCTTTGGAAGCTTCCAAGGTTTCATTGTCAATCGTAGCGATTGAGTAATCCTTAACGCGAGTCAGGATAAAATCATCAATCTTGGTGTTGGTTGCAGCGCCGCGAGTTTGAGCTGTTGAGAACGTAGCAGAGCGCCCTTGCGGGTTGCCGTAGATCAAAGGAATCGGAAGGTTCCGACCACCGAAATTCTCATACTTAGGAATGAGCGCCAAAAGTGGGTTGTCCATGTAGACCATGTTTTCGACACGGTCACTGGTGTAATGCTGCTTTAGAGCTGCGTCAAAACTGGTTAAGTCCAAGCTCATTTTTAAATCCCTTTAAAAAATTAGGTCCAACGGATTAATTTAGCGGCAAGCGCCTTTGATTCATCGTCATTAAGATGACTAGAATCGGAAATAGAAAACTCGCCAACATTATTAGTAATTGTTTTTGATATGCCCGGCGCTGTAGTCTTTTGGCCGTTCTCTTGTGGTAGTCTTTTAGATTGAAACTTTTTGGTTGAAAAAACCTTTTCAGCTTCACTCTCTAAGTATTTTTCCACAGCTTCAGCGGCCTTGTCAATACTAAGCACCTCATTGTTCGCTTTATAATACTCTTCTATCACTTCAAAAATATCTTCAGAGGCACCGTTGACAGCACACAACTCATATACATCACGGTTGCCGTCCAAAAATGCTGCGATTTGCTTTTTATGATTATCTATAATTTCCTGATAATGCTTATCTTCGTCCGACTTTTTCTTGAGTTCGCTTTCCTCTTTTTCTTTTTGACGGTTTACCGCGTCTGTTTCATACTTAAGTCGCAGCTCCTCAAGTTGATTCTCAATCGTTGGTTTGCCGTCATTCAGAATGTAATCGGTGATTTGTTGATAGGATAAGCCAGCGGCCTCAAGAAATTTTATAGGATCTTTTCTTGCTTCAGCCATGGCCTTTTCGTATTCAACAACTTTACCGTATTTTTCTTCTGATTCTTTAGCCTTACGAACTAAGAGTTTTTCTTTTCTCGTAAGTGCCGCAAACTTAGAAGCAAAGTCTACACCTTCATCGACAGGAGCAACCAGTGGGGGATTTTCTGTGCTTGGCTCTGGTGATTTTATCGACGGTTCAGATTGTCCTTCTAGTTGTGTCGCTTGGCTGGAAGGATTCGGACTAGCCATGTTTACAGCCGCTTCAATTAAGTTCATTCTTATGCTCCCATGATTTCAGGTTGTGGTTGCTCTGCTACTGGCATGAGTTCAGAAGGAGCCAAGGCCGCTGGTGCTGCTGTTGGTTGCATAGCCTGCTGTTGAGCCAGCATCGCGGCGTTTTTCGCATCGTCTAGCATTCCTTTGCACTGTTGCATAAACCTGCGCAAGAGTTCCAGGCGGTCATCAGGAGCGTTGTCGTTTCTCGCCCTAAGGTAAGATTGCTGCGTTATCTGCACAGCCTGCGCAAGATCCATAAACGGCTCTGGTGGCGAATATTCATTCTTGTTCAGCATCAAATCGATCATCTTAAGGATGTTATCGCGTGAGGCCGTAGCTAAACTCATTGCTTGCGGAGTATCCGGGAAGTCTAGCAGCGATAAAGCCTCGTCCTTGCCCAAGAAGCCCGCTTGCATAAGCTCCTGCACTGTTTGTAAACGCCCAGCGGGTTGTGTTGGGAGTAAAGCAGAAGGATAAACGCGCATAACGTATTTATCCGAGTCCATTCTGACTTCCTTCCAAGCAATCTTAGCGATAAACTTAGAATTGTTAGCCATAACAGCCAGCGAACGGTCTTCTTCGAATAGATCTTCAGTGATATCGATGCAAATATTGGCAGCGTCTAGGAAGAATTGTTCCCAGCGTTGCGATACGATCATAAACCTTTCTGATTCAAGGTCATTCAACTCTCTCAGCGCGACACCAGCAGTAATGCCAGCGGGCTTTCTTGCCGTTGCAGACAATTGTGAGATTCCACATATCTCAAAAGCCTTGCGGTATAGATTTTCGAGGTGATTATAAACCTCAGCACTCATGGCGGGAGCTACGCCAAATTGCGGCGGAGCGCCCGTATACTTTACAACCGCGCCGATATCGTTATTAAGGTGCGCCGTTACCACAGCACTAGAATTTTCTACGAAGATTCTAGGCACTGCCATCAAGTGTTGCGCAATTTGTATGTTGCGGAGAATTTTGTTTATCTCAAGCTGTATGCCTGCGAGTTCTTCAGCCAAGCCTTGCCCAAAAAAACCAACCAGCTTAGGCGACCACTTCCAATGAAGGTAAGGGAAATACTTTTTGTTATACGGTTCCCATAGCAGCGTGCAATTCTCTACGCAAATGGAATGCCTACCGTCGCGAGCATTAGTGCCAGAAGGCAAATGATATGATTCTATGACCTTGATCATATCGCTTGCGGTTTGAGTTGTTTGATTCAGCGGAGAGATTTGAGA